TACTGCCTAGTGAGTTTGATATAGTAGTACCTAAGTCTAATACTCCGCAGATATTCAAGATTATTATCGTCAATCATGCCTACATAGTTAAGGCGGAATTACAAACTAATGCTCATAAGAGATTACCAGTATTAGGTTGTCGTCCTAAATTAGATGGACTAGGTGCACAAACTAAGTCATTAGCTGAGAACGCGCTAGACTTCCAACAACTAGCTACTTCATATATGACCAGTATTATTGCATCTCAGCGCCGTGCTATTAATGACCGTCTATTATATGACCCTAGTAGAGTGCGTGAATCAGATATTAATAACCCTAATTCCGCAGCTAAAATACCTGTCCGCCCATCTGCTTATGGTGAGCCTCTTAGCCAAGCTGTTTACCAGTTTCCTTATAGACAAGAAAATACTGCTATTGATATGCAGCAAGTACAGGCTATCATGGGACTAGCTAATACAGCTAACGGGCAGAACCAAGCTAGACAGGGTCAGTTTGTAAAAGGTAATAGAACTCTACGTGAGTATGAGTCTGTTATGCAGAATGCTAATGGTACTGACCAGCTTACCTCTATCTTATTAGAAGCCCAGCTGTTTACGCCACTTAAGCAAATAATTAAACTTAACATACTTCAATACCAAGGTAAGGAAAGTTACTATAGTCCTACTAAGGAAAGAGTAGTTGAGGTTAACCCTATTACTTTACGTAACTCTGTATTGCATTTCCGTATTACTGACGGATTAATACCTAGTTCTAAGGTAATAAATAGTGAGAACTTTAGTGTAGCATTACAAACTATAGCTACTAACCCTCAAATAGGTGGTGGTTATGATGTTACTAAGATGTTTTCCTATTTAATGAAGACTCAAGGTGCTGACTTAAGACCGTTTGAAAAGTCTCCAGAGCAGTTAGCATTTGAGCAAGCTATGGGAGCATGGCAAGAACAAGCTCGATTAGCACTAGAAAAAGGAGTTGAATTTACTTCTCCTCAACCTAAACCCCAAGATTATGGGTATAATCCAAACCCTAATCAAGCACCCCAACAAGGAGCATTAACTAATGAATGATTCAGAGGTAAATGAACAGACACCCAGTAATGAGGTAGATATTGACTTATCTGCTTTTCAACATAAACCATTTATTAGCGAAGAGCATAAGGTAAGAGCTAGCACCTTCTCAGATGAGCACTTACAGTATCTTCAAAACTTATTAGCTGAGACAGCAGTCAAATTAGTTAATGAGCCTGTAGACCCTAATAACGTTCAAGGCTACGCATGCTCTAAGGCTTTTTACCTAGGTCAAGTTAGAGCATATGAAGCTTTGATACTTAACCATAAAATTAACTTGCAGTGCACCAAAACTAACTACTAAGGAAACTTACCATGAATATTTTTGATTTATTTAATAAAGGTCAGCAAGCCCAGCAACAACCTGCTCCGCAACAACAACAACAACCTGCTGCTGCAGCTCCAGGTAACTTACCAGCTGATGCGGGAGATGTTAATAACGGTAATGAGGGAGGTGAACCTAACGGCACTGTTCCACCTGCTGCTACTGATGAAGGAAAATCAGATGACCCATTGGATACCTTTAAGGACTTATGGGAGAATAGCTCTAATGAACCTAATGAATTAAAGTTAACTGAGTTCAGCAAAGAAGACTTAATTAAAGCTGCACAGAAAGTTAACTTTAGTGATTCATTAAACCAAGACTTAATTAAGCAAGTAGCAGCTGGCGGTGAAGAAGCTGTTAGTGCTATGAGCCAGTTACTTAATACTTTCGGTCAACAACTATTAGCCCACTCTGCTGGAGTTAGTAGTCAGCTTAGCAAACGTAATATTACTGAAGCTGTAGGCGGCGTTAACCCTAAGATTGAACAAGCTATACGTAATTACACCTCTCAAAACGACCTCTCTGCTAGTCATAAGCAGTTACAACACCCTTCTGTAAAACCAGTGGCAGATGCTGTTAGGCAACAGCTACTAAGTAAGTACCCAGATGCGTCACCTAATGAGATATCTGACATGACAGTTAACTACTTAGAGCAAATGGGCACTATCACTAAACCTGCTCCCACTCCTGCACCTACATCTGAAAACCTAGACTGGGATAGCTGGATAGAGTCAGGTAGTAATTAACTCTCTTTTTTACTAACTACACTAAACTATTAAGGAGACTATTATGTCTACTGGTGTGTTTAATACGACTAACTTTACTAATAACTTAGCTAAGAAGTCGTTTGCAAGTATGATTACTAGGCTAATGCCTAATGGTCAAGCCCCGTTGTTTGCGTTAACCTCTTATCTTAAAACTGAGACTGCGGTTAATACTACACACGGATTCTTCACTAAAACTATGGTGTTCCCTGAGTTCACTATTAACAAAGACGGCGGGTATTTAACTACCTCTACAGGCTTTGCTATTGATGCTACCGATAAGTTATTACCTGGTATGATTTTGGTAAATGATCGTAGCGGCGAAAACATCATTATTAACTCTGTCAATTCAACTACTAGTATCTCTGTTACTAGAGATGTAGGTACTACTGGCCCTAAAGCTATTAATGATAACGATGTATTCTACCAAGTAGGTAATGCATTTGAAGAAGGTTCTCAACGCCCTGATGCTAATAACATCATCCCTGTTGAAGTTAATAACTTAACTCAAATCTTCCGTAATACTTGGGCTATCACTGGTACTGCTGAGCAAGTAGAAGTAATTGCAGGTAATAAGACTGAAGCAGAAAACCGTCAAGATTGTGCTGGTTTCCACGCAGCTGATATTGAGAAGGCGTTATTCTTTGGTCAGAAATCTAGCGGTACTCGTAATGGTAAACCTTTCCGTACTATGGATGGTTTACTTAACATTGTTGAGAACCCTGCTTACTACCCTGCTAGCTACGGTGGTTCTGTTAACTCATTTACTGCTGGCGCTACTACTAACTGGACTCAGTTATTAGCTATGCTAGATAATGTGTTTGACCAAGCTACTGACCCTAAGTCTAGTAACGAACGTCTGTTATTTGTTGGTGGTGCAGCTAAGTTAGTACTTAACGAGATTGGCCGCCTTAACGGTACTTACCAGTTGATGGACGGGCAAACTAACTTCGGTCTGCGCTTTGATACACTTAAGACTCCTCGTGGGACTTTCCGTATCATTGAGCACCCTTTGTTTAACTCTAACGCGTCTTGGGCTAAGTTAGCAGTAGGCGTAGATTTAGCTACCTTTAACCTAGCTTACTTAGGTAATCGTAAAACTCAGTCTAAAGAGTACAATACTCAGGGTAAAGTAGCTTCTGATTATGGCGTAGATGCTATCGGCGGTACACTTACTACTGAATGTACTTGTACTGTTAAAAACCCACCTGCTAACGTGGTTATTCGTAACCTAACTGCTGCAGCACAAGGCTAAGCTAGCCACAACACATAGGGTGGATACATAAGTTGAAGCCCTATTTACCCCCTTATATAGAGAGGAAATAATTATGACTAATTCAGCATTAGATGCGCTTAAAAATAAGACTGCTGATAACGCAGAACCTAGCGAAGGTTGGCAGGTATTTAATTGTGCTAAGCAAGCTACCACATTAGTTACTCCAGCAGGTAAAAGAATTACATTTACTGGTGGGCGATGCTTAACTAAGGATGCCGATGTAATAGCTTATTTAGATGAAGTTATCGCATCCGGAGTTAATTCTATCACTAAAGGTGATACTATCTCTGATGAAGAAGCTATCGACCCAGATATCCGTTTGCGACTTAAGATTCGTGAAGAAGAGAAGGCTAAGTTAATGAAGACTTTAGACTACTCTACTGACATGGGTAGTACACCACAAACTGGTAAGTCTGCCAAAATGGCTACCTCAGCCGACACAGCTAGTTAATTTAAATAAGCTGCATTAGTTATACTAGTGTGGCTTTTTAAGTTAATTCCCTACCGAGGATTACATAATGACTTTTGCTGAAATACTAGAAGAAGTATACCTTATCACTAATAGACGTGATTTGGAAGCACAAACTAAGTCTGCTATTAAGAAAGCTACACTTAAAGCCCATCAATCAGATTTCTATTATCGTGATTTATATGAAACTGGTATGGAGTTTGATGAACCTAATCATAAGCAGTACATAGACCTAAATAGCACTTTCGCTAACTTCAATGCTATTAACTACATAAAAAGAGTAGAAAATGAGAATGATGAGCAGGGAGTAGTTTTTACAGAAGTTACTCCTGATAACGTAGTTGATGATTACGGGTACTTAAAAAGGGATGTATACTATGTAGCTGGCAGGAATATAGAGTTAAGAGCTAGCTGTGCATTTGATAAAGTACTAGTTGGCTTGTATGTACTTCCTGTACTAACTGAAGAAGATTACTCTTCCTGGGTGGCGGATTTAGTACCTTATTTTATAGTCCATGAGGCAGCTAGGACAGTGCTTAGGGTTATAGGTTATTTAGAAGAATCAAATGCACAGAGAGCAGAAGTAGCTGAGCAGCTTAAAATACTTAAGCAAATCGGCCTAGCTACTACTGGTTACTAACAGCCTTATTAGAGGATAACAATATGAGCAATGCTAATGCTACTGTATGGGAGCCTTCCAAACTCACTAAGATATCAGGCAATACTATGTCTGTACCTGAAGTGTTTACTACTGAGGCTGGCAAAAAGAACTATACTTTAACTAAGTTCACTTATGCTATGCATACTGGTGCACTAGAACTTTATCTTGACGGTAAGTACCTTACTTTAGGTAAAGACTGGATAGAACTTACTGATTCGTCTTTCTTACTATTACTAGATACAGTGGTAGCTGGACTTACTTTGGTCGCAGTAGGTAAGGTTGGTATTTCAGCGGACTTAGTTATTGAGTTACCTCCTGCACCAGTTGTACCTGATGTAGATGCTGCTACTTTACCTGTCGCTCATGTAGCTATAGAGGATATTACGCTATCTGGATTACAGACAGTGGAGTCTGGGGACATAGCTAATGGTGACAGAGTACTAGTATTAGGGCAAAGTAACGCTGCTAATAACGGTATCTATGTAGCCAGTACTGGCAACTGGGAAGTAGCAGCTGACTGGGCGGACACATCATTAATAGTTAGTGGGTGTACAGTACTAGTAACTGCTAACAGTAAGTTATATCATTCAGTATATACTGGTTCGTTAGTGATAGGTACTACTGAGGTGACGTTTAAAGAAGTTACTCCGGATATTCCAAGTGCTACTTACCCTAGCCTCGAAGCTGCAGTAGAAGACGAAACTATTGAAGTACTTACTTTTATTACTACAGGCTCTTATTTAGCTACATCGTCTACAGAGCATAATGTAAGTGGTAACATGTACCTTAAGATAGTAGGTCAAGCTGTAGCTGGTGATGGTTGCAGATACATACCTACTACTGATGGTAATACTTTAGTAGGTATGTTTCCTAATGGTTATGTAACTCCAGAACATGCTGGTGCCGCAGCTGCTTATAATGTTTACGCAGGTGATAAGATAGCTGTAGCTAATGCTGTTGCCGCTGCACTTAATATGCCGCTTGTATTCTTTAAACCTAATTACAACATGGGTACTGATAGCTTTATTATAGATGGCTTTGCAACTAGTTGGGAAGGAAGAGGCGGACAACCTAGTAGACTATATTGGGATAGCGTACCAGCTGAAGGTTACGGGTTACTTATTAAAGGTGAAGATGTTTATGAAGCTAATGACCGTATGGCTAAGTCATTCATTACTCACCTTAACTTATCTGGTGGCCCTAAGAACAGTGAGTTTACTGCCTCAGCTATACAGATAGGTACTGGCGCTAGTGAAGACAAAGTTAGTTGTGGTAGTATAGATTATGTAAGCGTCAGAGGATTTAAAACTACTTTTGAGTTCACTGATTATGTATGGAAGTTTCATATTACTAATAGTCGTACTATTGGGGGTGTTATTAAGATGCCTCCATCTGCTTGGAACGCTGCTGTTGACTTTGGTGAGTGTATGGTTATCCGTGATTGCTTCTTTGCTGATACCAGTAATACGCCTGTTTACTTTACTAGGGGCGAATGGCACATACTGGGTAGTTCATTCAATAACATTCCTATTGTTACTGAGCGTGATGCAATTGTATATTGGGAAGGTCATATAGAAAACCCTAATAACAGCTTAACTACATTTAAGTATGTAGAGGTCACTGGGGCTAGCTTATTCTGTATAACTAAATCATGGGTACCTAATAACAACCGTGCTTTTGATGAACCTTACTTTATCTCAGATGCTACTGAAGGTAAGACAGGCGGGCTTATTATGAGAGATTGTACTTATAATATGTCTGGTGATTACAATGTTCGTGGCTCAGGTTATGCTCCTCATGACTACTTAGTAGATGGAGTAGGCAGAGTAGCTATTCAGAATCCTCACTACTTAGGTTTCGTAGATTACTATATACCTCCTGTCAGTAAATACACTAACATGATGGCTAATGGTGACTGTGAATCTTCTGATATGAGTGTATATCATAAGCGTGAGTTCTTAGGCGGTAATGCTACTTCTAGTGACTTAGTACTTACCTCAGAAACTGTTGATGGTAGTATAACACCTAACTGGGGTTCTCGTTTCGGTAAGATACAAGTTACTTACGCAGGTGATGGTGGTCTACAAGGTCTAGAAGTAGGTCAGTACTTTGCATGTAAACCAGGTGATATTTATACTGGTGGTGTTTATATACGTAATGACTGGGATGCTTCTAATGATGCAGGTCTGTTTCAGGTAATCATATATTATAATGATGCCTTAGGTAATAGGAAGCTTGGTGATAAGGTAGAAGCTAGGGTAGAAACCTTACAGAATGACTGGCAGTATGTTCGCATAGGTGGTATCGTACCTAAAGGATGTACTAATATTCGCCCCTGTGTACAAGTACTATATAACACTGGTGTAAGTAATACAGCTGGTACTGTTATTACAGGTTACTTTAACGAGTTCCATTTCGAGATACAGCCTCTATGATAAACATCAGTAGATTAGTTGATTGGGAATTCATTGCTGAACTAGAAGGGGGATGTGCCACTATTGGTTACGTCCCTCCTCCTGATGGTGGTAAAGTTGAGTCTGGAGTTACTATAGCTACAGGCTTTGACTTAGGTCAGCGTTCAGCTACTGATATTAAGGCACTACCTGATTACTTAATAGCTAAGCTTACACCTTTCTTAGGATTAACTGGTAATAAAGCTATCTATAAGTTAAAAGAGTGCCCTCTAGTACTAACTAAGACGGAAGCCTTGCAGATAGATAATTTGTCTCATAGGGAAGCCTTAGTTAACTTGTTAAAAGATTGGGCTGCAGCAGATACTAGTATTGATTACAGGTACTTAGATAAAAATCTGAGAACAGTAATAGCTAGTGTTGCATTCCAGTACGGTGACTTGCCGTCTAGGACTCCTAAGTTCTGGTCTCAGGTAACTTCTAATCAGTGGGTTGATGCATACTATAACTTACTTGACTTCAAAGATAACTTTAGAACTCGCCGCCATAAAGAGGCTGCAAAGGTAAGAGGAGTGATATACGGTGATTAAGTCAATACTCAGTTTCTTTAGCGGTAATAATGATTTAGCCAAGGGCATAGTAAATACAGTTGATGAAGCTTTCTATACTAACCAAGAGGCACAGGCAGATACTAGAGGCTTCATTTTCAGCTGGTTATCTGCTACCGGCCCTGCTGCTAGTACTCGTCAGTTTATAGCCATAGCACTAACAGTGTGTTTCTTACTATGTATTATGTCAGGGTTGTTAGGTAAAGTACTAGCTAGCGGGTGGTTCTATTTACTTATGGAAGACCAGAAAAAAGCTAAGTTAATTACTGATGCTATGAAAGCTAGTTCTGGTGAAATGCTAGAAACTGGTGAGATGCTTGGCCCTTATTTCTTACTTATCTTAGCATTTTATTTTGCTATTGAAAAAGTAAATGGTGCCTTTGATAAACTGGCAGGTCTAGTTAAGCGTAAAAAACCCACAGAAGAGAAGTAAGTATGTACATGAGTAGTATATTGTACAAGGAACTAATAAGATGCCCGACGAATACACTATTAGAGAGATTGCAGACGCCATGGCTAGACTAGAACTGCTAGAAACTACTTTAGAGAAGTATATAGCTAAAGATAGTATGCGTGATAGAGACATGCACGAACTACTGACAGCTGTTAAAGAAATTAAAACCTCAGTAGAAACCTTAAAGACTAACACAGATGGAGTAGTAACTACCTGGAAAGTTGTCAATGGTATACAAAGGTTCTTTAAATGGGTTAGTGGCTTTAGTGTAGTAA